AAGGTTCACCAGTCAAAGCCGAGTTAACTGGCGGAACTATTCAGATCGGATCTGCAACTGGTAACGGAGACCAATTAGTTGGTGTCTTTGCTGGCTGTGAGTATGTGGATGCCTCTACTGGCAAGTTAAGGTTCAATAATACCTGGCCTGGTTCTGGTTCAGCTAATACGAACTTTGACATCAAAGGGTTTGTGTATGACAATCCAGCACAGAGATTTATTATCTGTTCTGATGGAACAAACACTGACAGAGCAACTGCTAAAGCAGATATCTTCAAAACTGCTGATCTAGCTGGTGGAACTGGTGGTAATACTACTACTGGTATTTCTACTGCTAAGTTAGATATATCAACTGCTGAAGATACAGATACTTCAAATTGTGTAATGATTTTAGGTATTCACGAAGAAGTAACTAATGCTGACCACAGTGCTGCTGGTGTTTCATACATAGTGAAAATCAACAACCATGCGTTATTGTCTTCTGACGCTGACGCTACTGCATCTTAAGGAGGGTCTAATATGGCTATTTCAAGAGCACAACTCGCCAAAGAGTTAGAGCCTGGCTTGAACGCTCTCTTTGGTATGGAGTATAATAGGTATGAAGGTCAACATGCAGAAATCTTCGATACAGAGTCATCTGACCGAGCATTTGAAGAAGAAGTAATGTTAAGTGGCTTCGGTGCAGCACCCACTAAGCAAGAGGGTTCTGGTGTCACATTTGATGATGCAAATGAAGCTTACACTTCAAGATATAACCATGAAACTGTCGCAATGGCGTTCTCAATAACAGAAGAAGCTGTAGAAGATAATCTCTACGACAAGCTTTCTGCTCGTTATACAAGAGCACTTGCCAGATCTATGGCACACACAAAGCAAGTAAAAGCTGCGAACATTTTAAATAATGCGTTTACAGCTGGTGCGAGTGCTGGTGGTGATGGTAAAGCATTGTTAGCAACAGATCACCCATTAACAAATGGTGGAACTTTCGCTAACGAGCCAACTGTAGCAGCTGATCTTAATGAAACATCTTTAGAAGATGCTTTAATTAAGATTGCAGGTTTTGTGGATGAAAGAGGTTTAATAATCGCTCTAAGAGGCATGAAGTTAATTGTTCCAAGACAATTACAATTTGTCGCAGAGAGAATATTAAACTCTAATCTAAGAGTTGGAACAGCAGATAATGATGCTAATGCCATGAGACAAATGGGAATGTTGCCTCAAGGATATATAATCAATGATTATTTGACTGATACTGACGCTTTTTTCATCAAAACAGATGCACCTAATGGTCTAAAGCATTTCGAAAGAATGCCTATGGCAACAGCTATGGATCCAGATTTTGATACAGGAAACATGAGATATAAAGCAAGAGAGAGATATTCTTTCGGTTTCTCAGATCCTCGTTCACTATTTGGTTCACCAGGAGCTTAATAAAAAAAACAACTTTTTTAGGGCGACTCATTGCAGTCGCCCTTTTTTTATGTATAATAAAATTACCTTGACGAAGAATTAACTTCGACAACAGCCAAGACAAGGAGATATACATGGCTAATACAACATTCTCAGGTCCTATTAGATCTGAAAGCACTATTAAAACAATAAGTAAAGATGCAACTAGCGGAACCATTACAGAGATAACAACTCTTGGTGGAGCACCAGTCAGTTTATCTGATGGTAACGTAACCCTTACAAACGCCACTCATAGTGGTAGAGTTTTACTTGTACCAGATGGTGGTCAAGACAATACATATACACTTCCAGCACCTATAGCTGGGTCAATGTTTAGATTTGTTTATGCTGGAGGAGCTGCTGACGCAACAGACGCTATAATAATTACTCCAGGAAACACTAATTTTTATATTGGTGGTATTACATTTTTAGACACTGATGGTAATGCGATTAGTTCTGTATTTTCAAATGGTAGTTCAAACAGTAGTATTCAATTTAATGTTCCTGCTGGATTTGATGTCACCATTATGGGTTTAAATACAACTAATTATCAGATTTTTGGTAACGCTACATCAACGACTGCTCCAGCTTTCGCTGACCAATAATAGGAGATATAAATGGCTGGAACAAGATCTGACGTAAAAGCCTTCAATGTAAACCAAGGAGATGCTGCTGCTTTGATAGGACCTGCAAGGTCAAGAATAAGACAGATAGTTATCTTTGCAGATGCAGCAGGTGCTTTGACCATAACAGATGGTAATGGTGGAGCTACACTGATAGCACAAAGTTATCCAACTGGATTACATACTCTCAATATTCCAGACAATGGCATATTAGCAGAGAGTGGTGCATACCTATCTGCGTTTACTGGTAGTAGCAATAAGTTAACTATATTCTTATCGTAATGGCTAGAAAACCAGATAAACAACCGCCTAAAACTAAAAAATATTTCCGCTCCACTAAATCTGGAGCGGGAATGACAAAGGCAGGAGTTGCTAAATATCGCAGGGATAACCCTGGTAGTAAATTAAAAACAGCTGTTACGGGCAAAGTAAAACCCGGAAGCAAAGCTGCAAAAAGACGCAAATCATTTTGTGCAAGATCAGCAGGGCAAATGAAAAAGTTTCCTAAAGCTGCAAAAAATCCTAACAGTAGATTAAGACAAGCTAGAAGAAGGTGGAAGTGCTGATGCCAAGAGGAAGACCAAAAAAACTAACCGCTGAGCAGGTTATGGCTGAATTAGCCAAACATGAAAAAGAATGTGGTTTTAGATATACAAGATTAGAAGAAAAATTAGAAGACAACAAAGCTAGTCTTAAAAGTCTTGATGTAAGACTTTGGGGATTAGGTGCGTTAATAATAGGTGCTGCGATAGCAGAAAACTTTATACCATGACAATATCTCGTGGTAGCATGAGTAGACAAATTACGAAGGCACCGGGTAAAAGGAAGTGGAGCGATGCTAGGAAGAGGAAAATCAATTGCAGAAGACCTAAAGGATTTTCTGAAAAAGCACATTGTGCCTCTAAAAAAAGGAGAGGTGGTAAGAGGTGAGCCAATAAAAGACTGTCCAAAATGTATGAAGAGAGTCTATTGGTGCACATGTTGGAAAGTAATGAAAGGAAAGTATTATGCCTAAAGACGCATGTTATCATAAAGTTAAAGCACGATATAGAGTTTTTCCAAGTGCATATGCCTCGGGAGCGATTGCAAAATGTAGAAAAGTCGGAGCTGCAAACTATGGAACTGGTGGTAAAAAGAAGAAGAAAACCAAAAAAGCTGCTCAAGGTGGTTTAATGGAGGCTATAAGAAAGGTTGATAGGCAACAATCGATTAAAGCTAAAGAAGGCAAAGTTGTAAGAATGACCAAACGAAAGTCTAAGAATCCTAGAATTGCCAGAGGCTGTGGTGCTATAATGGCAAGTAAAAGAAAAGTTACAAAGCGTGCATAATGGCAGTAAGAAAAACTAAATCAGGACTAGCTTTAAAAAGATGGTTCAAAGAGGATTGGAAAGATCAAAAAACAGGCAAGCCTTGTGGTCGTCAGAAGGGTGAAAAAAGGGGTACGCCTTATTGTCGTCCTACTAAAAGAATATCGAAGAAAACTCCGAAAACTGCTTCGGAGATGACAGCGACTGAAAAACGTAGTAGGATAAGACAAAAGAATCGGTTGGGACAACCAGCTGGTAAACCGAGAAGAGTAGCATCACTAAAAAGGAAGAGGAAAAAATAATGGAAAGAATGGAAAGAAAGCCGAAAAAGAAAGACGTTTCTGATTTTGCTGTAACTAAAAAGAAAATAGGTCCTAGAGATAAATCTGATTTTGCCAAAGGATTTGTCCCTAAGAAGAAAGACGTTTCTGATTTTGCAGTTAATACCAGAAGAAAAACAAATGGTAAAAAAACAAACGTAATAAAACCTGCCGCACCAACATCTTTTGCTCAAGCTTTTTCACAAGCTAGAAAGAAATTAGGTGCAGGTAAAACATTCACTTACAAAGGTAAAAAATACAGCACAAATAGAGCAGATGATAAGAAGAAAACAAAAACTGTTACTAATGTTGTAAAACCAAAACTTAGACCTAAAACTGTTGTGAAGAAAAAGACTAATGGCACTAACGGCACTAAAGCATCAAAAATGGGTATCAATGGTGCAGCTACTACCATGAAGAAAAAGACTAATGGTAAGACAGGTTTGGGATCCAAAGTTATGGCTACAAAGACAAAAAAGACGTTTAAAGGCACAAACATAACTCCTACAGCGACTCAAAGAAAGAGAATGCGTAATAGAATGATGGGATCTACATAATAGATGGCAACTTCAAACTCAAGAGATTTTGACCTAGATGTAGGTGAGATAATAGAAGAAGCGTATGAGCGTTGTGGTTTAGAGCTAAGAACTGGCTATGATGCAAAAACTGCTAGACGTTCTATGAATCTTATGTTTGCTGACTGGGCAAATCGTGGACTGAATTTGTGGACTGTAACACAAGATACTAAAGCTGTTACTTCTGGCACGGCAACTTACACCTTTGATGCTACTCATGTGGACTTGCTAGAAGTTGTGCTTAGAAACAGTAGTAACACTGACTTTACTCTAACTCAAATGAGTAGAGGTGAATATCTTACAATCCCAAATAAAGCTGCTACAGGTCAACCTAGCCAGTATTTTTTCGACAGACAAGTAACACCTACAATAACTTTGTGGTCTACACCAGACACTTCTTATACTCTTGTTTATTATTATGTAAGACGTATTCAAGATGCAGATGCTTTGATTAATACGACAGACGCACCTTTTAGATTTTTACCATGTGCTGTTGCAGGACTTGCTTATTATTTAGCAATGAAACGAGCACCAGAGAGAGTACAACTATTAAAGGCTGTATATGAAGAAGAGTTTCAAAGAGCAGCGGCTGAAGATGCTAATAGCACTCCTTTGAAGTTAACTCCAAGAATGGATTACTTGAGGTACTAAATGGCTAGGTATGCAAGTGGTAAAAAAGCATGGGGGTATTCAGATAGATCAGGCTTTCGTTATCGCTTGCGTGATATGATAAAAGAATGGAACGGATTAAAAGTTGGTAGAGATGAGTATGAAGCTAAACATCCACAGCTAGAGCCAAATTATCCCGGACCAGATCCAACAGCTTTATTTGAGCCGAGACCAGATAGAAGAACAGAAGTGACCGTAGAGAATCTTTTAGGACTTAATCCATTTCTATCTACAGCCAGTAGTGCAACGATTACAGTTATAGAACCATCACATGGTAGATCAACAAGTGATACTGTTAGATTCAGAGATGCAATCGGTTTTGATGGATTTACAGCAACTGTTTTGAATAATTCATCTGGCTATGCTATAACCAAAGTAGATGATAATACATATACTTTTTCTGCTAGTAGCGGCACAGCGACTACAGGTGGAATAAGAGGTGGTGGTGGTAGAGTTACTGCTGGCCCAGTCACATTGGGGACATAAATGAGTTTTACAAAAGCGACATTAACAACAGCAATTCAAGACTACACGGACAATAGTGAATCAACTTTTGTGAGTAATATACCTAATTTTATAAAAGCCGCTGAAGAAAAAATACTAAAAAGCGTAGATCTAGATTATTTTAGAAAAAATGTGACAAGTGCGTTAACATCATCAGATGCTTTTCTTACAGTGCCTTCTGATTATTTAGCATCATTTTCTTTGCAGATAACTACATCTGGATCTGAAAGTTTCTTGTTACAGAAAGACGTAAATTTTCTAAGAGAATACACACCAGCTTCAACAACAACTGGACTACCAAA